GACCAGGGGATGCCGAACCTGTCCGCCAGGCGGTCGGCGAGCTCGTCCATCTCCGGGCTCGGGCGAGAGCCGTTCGACATGTCAGCCGCCCATTTCACGGACGGCGGGCCACCGTGATCGGAAGTGCCGATGCCCGCGCGCGGAGCGTTCCCGGCGTCGTTCTGCTCGACGGTGCGGTCGATGCCGCAGTCGTTCGCGATCGGCAGGACGACATGGTCGATCACGTACTTCGGCGAGCCTTCGATCACGCGGCCGGAATCGGTGTCCTCCTTGCGCTCGCCGAGATCGGGAGCGGGCTCCCACTTCTCGCGCTCGGGCTGCTTCAGCTTGAACTCCACGGAGGGCTGGCCGATCGTCGTACGAATCTCCTCGATCAGCCAGCAGCCGGGCTTCTTCACCAGCGGGACGGAGCCTGACGACAACGGGCCGAAGCCCTTGAGCTTGAGGACTTCACCGGCGCGGAACTTGAACGGATCGCAGGTCAAAGACAGAGAGCACTCCGTCGCGACCTTCCGTTGATCCCAGGTGCCGCTGATTCGCAAGACGGACTTGTCGCCGCGCTTGATGACGGCCGCAGGCTTCTGCCGGGTCAAGGTCCGCTCGTCGTCGTAGTAGAGGTCCTGGCCGTCGAAGAACAAGGCCCAGTTGACGTCGTTGGCGAGACGCCGCATCGCGTCCCAGAACGTCTCCTTCGGGTCGACTTCGAAATGGAACGACTTGCGGTAGCTCGCGCTCCTCGAGCCGCCCCCGTAAACGGCCAGGACGTCTTCGGCGCCTTGGCGGACCTTGTCGTAGCGGTCGGGATGGGCCGAGCCTTGGACCGTCTGGGCGATCTTGCCGACAGACCAGTCCGGATGGTCCTTCGCGAGCTGGATAGCGCCACCCTTGCCGGAGAAGCCGTCGAGCAGAAACGTCTTGACGACCAGGTCGATATCCCGGCGCTTCGAGACAGAGCCGCCGAAATGAATGTCCAGCAGCTGGAGGATGCCGACGGACGACGAGTCGCCCGTCTTCGGGTTCGCAAACATCGGAGCCTCGACGATGCAGGCCATCAAGAGCGCCAGCAAGGTGCGGTTGTCGTCCGTGTGCTCGAACGCCTCGTCCAGGACGGCTTGAGCGTTGTGAAGCTCGCCGACGGTGAGCTTGTGGTCCGAGCCGTCGTGCTGCTTGATCGTGAGGTCTTCGTCCCGCGAAATGCCGCCCTGCTTCTTCTTCTTGCGGTCGCTCTCCGAGTCCGGCTTCTTCTGCCTCTGCTTCACGTTGAGCTCGTGGGAGTGGAAGTCGATCCCGCCGCCCGCCTTGATCTTCGAGGCCAGGAGCTTGATGAACTGGGCCCGGGTCTTCTTCGCGCGGCTGATCTTCACCGGGCCGTGGCGCTGCATCAGGTGGACGGCCGCCCGCTCCATGAACCGCATCGTCACCGTGGGGGAGCCGTCAATGTCGAGGTCCATCGACGACAAGCGCCACCAGAACCGGCTGTCGATCGGGTAGTTCACGTCGATCGGGTCGAGCTTGCCGTCCTTGTCGGCGTCGAAGAAGCCGGAGTCGATCAGCTTGAAATGCGGGTCGGCCAAGCTCAGCGTGATCGCGCTCGAGCCTTCGATCGTGTCGAGCACGTCGATCCGCGTGATCGCGTTCTTCAAGCTGACCCGCGACAGGCCCTTCTTCTGCTTGGAGACCTGCCGGGCCCAGACGTCGTACGGGTCCGGCCCGCCCGGCATTACGCCGCCCGCTTCTTGAAAGCGATCGCCGTGTGCTGCGTGAGCGTGACCGTGCAGGCCGCACGGAGCCGCTGGCCCTTGTCGTCACGGAGAGCGCCGTTCTCCCAGCGAATGCCGGTGATCCGCCACAGCGGGCCGGTCGGGTTGCCCTCGTACCGCTGCAAGGAGAGAGGGATCAGGCCATTCCGCTTGCCGCTGCTGTCGACGGCTGACACGTGAACGACAGGCGGAGGGCCGTCAGCGGCGCCCTTGAACGGGCCGCGGCCAGCCATCCGCTCGAGCTTCTTGATGCGTCGTTCGATCACGGCGCCGTCGCCGTTGATCCAGCCCTCGAACTGGAGAGGAATCTCGAGCTCGATCGGGTCGTAGCCGTCGAAGGTGGCTACCCCGGTCCGCTCAGGCCGGGAGAGGGTCGAGAACTTCGCGTACCCCTTGACGATCTGAGGAGGCTCGTCACCGGCCAGGACCTCGAAGATGTTCTTGCTCCGGAGCCTGCCAGGGAGACTGATCTGCTTCCGGTCGTGCTTCCTCTTCGGCCGGTGCCGCAAGTTCTGCGTCGCGGACCGGATGCCGTTGCGGTGGAGGACCGCCGGGATCATCTCCGGATGGGCCTTCGTGAGCTTGCGGACGGTGTCGCCGACCTTGACCTCGACCTTGTGCCAGCCGCCGAACTTGTCGTCCTCCGACCACTCGATCGCGAAGATGATCGTCTGTCCCAGGTGAGCCATTAGTTCAGCGACTTCCGTCGGCGCGTGTGGCGGTCGATCGACTCGTAGAGCACGCGGCCGTCGACCTTCATGACGTTGTGGATCACCGTGTCACCGGAGTCCAAGCGGTTGGACTCGAGCGGGGAGACTCGAGCCCCGGACGGCAGGTTCAAGATTTCAGGGCCCCGATCGCCCACGACGACAGAGCCTCCGGAGGTCAAGTTGCCGCCATCGGCCAGGAACGGCAGCTTGTGGATGCCACCGAAGCCCAGCAAGCCGTGCTTCTCGCCGCCGACGTTCGCGATCCTCGGAGAGATCGAGTCGGCCTTGCTCGTCAAGGCGTCGACCTGCCCCAGTGCCCACTGGATCCTGTCGACGACCGCCTGGATCTTGTCGGCGACGAGGCCGACGGCGACAGAGGCGAAGTCCCAGATGATGTTCCACTCCGTCTGCATCCAGGCGCCGATGAGCTTCAAGGCGCTCCACAGGGAGTCGATGGCGTTCCGGAAGGTCTCGGACTTCTGGTAGGCGACGACGAAAGCGCCGACCAGGGCGCCGACAGCGATGACCACCCAGCCGAACGGCGTGATCGCGAACAGGGTGGCGGTGATCGCCAGGACGCCGTTCCAGAGGGCGAACGCCGCGGCGACAAGGCCGACAGCGATCGCGATACCGCCGAGCGGGCCGAGAATCCACTGCATGATCTCGAAGTTCCTGTTGACCCAGTCGAGAGCGTCCGCGACCGCGTTGAGAACCCACAGGGCCGCGTTGAACAGCGGCAGGAGGATCGGGCTCAGAACCAGGAAGAGCTTGTAGCCGATCGACACCACGTCAGCGACGATCTTCGCGAGGAAGGCGAACGCCCCGGCGACGTCGTGGATCAGCGCACCGATGATCGCCTGCCCCTGAGCGGACTGAGCGAACTCGTCGAGCCACCGGACGGCGCTAGGGAGCCAGACGGCGAAGTCGCGGACCCAGGTGAGAATCTCCTCGAGGACCGGGATGCCAGCGATGGCGACGTAGACCAAGGCTTCGATCAGAGGGCCGATCGACTCGGCCATCAAAGCGATGCTCGGCCCGGCCAGGGCGAACATGTGCGCGAACTCCGGGCCCAAGGTCGCCAGGTGAGTCGCGATAACACCGATGCCGTCGGCGAGATGGACAGCGACCAAAGTCAGCATCGGCGTCAACTGCTTCATGAGCGGGATCGCCAGCTTCAAGGCGTCGGCCAGCGCCTGGAAGATGATGTTCACGCCGGGGCCGATCGCCTGGAAGAAGGCGAACTTCAGGTCCGTGAAGACCGTCATCAGCTCGTACGCCGCCGTGCCGACTTGCTCGAACTGGGCGCCGAAAATGAGCATCGCCCCGCCGCCGAGGATCGCCAACGGCAACAGGACTCCGGCCAGGGCGATCGCGGCAGCCGTGAGGAGCGTCAAGGCTGGGAGGCCGACCACCAGCAGGGCGGCGAGGCCCGTGCCGAGGACACCGATGACCACGGCACGGGTCTGGAGGAAGATCAGCGCCCGGGCGAAGATCGTGAGCTTCTTGGCACCGAAGTCGGCGCTGGTGCCCGTGTTCCGGATCGCGCGGTTGAACTGGTCGACGTCGCGACGAGCGCGAGTCGCGTTCAGCACGCGCATCCGGAGAGTGAGGTCTTCGCCTGCCATGTCTATTTCGTCTTGGCCGCTCGGCGTTCAGCTTCAGCTTGCTGCCGTTTCGAGTCGAGGACCCGGTCGAGCACCTGAGAAAGCCAGAGCTCGTAGTACGGGTCGTCGCCGTCGTACAGCCTCTCCGGAGCGACCGGAATGCCCAGCATCGCGCAGTCGTGCGCCAAGCCGGTCATCCGGTCTAGCCGAAATCCCGGGCGACCTCCTCGTCGACTTCGGTGCGGACAGACTTCGCCCACTCGCCCCACTCCTGCACCAGGAAGTGGATGCGCTTGTCGCCCACGAGGAAGAGGACGGCCTGGCGGGTCGTCATGCCTTCGGGGGCGTCGGGCAGACGGTTCGCCAGCCGAATCCAGTCGTCGTCGAGCGGGCGGCTCTCCCCGTCCGGGGTGATCTCGTACAGGCCCTCGGTGGCGGTGGCGATCTGGTCGGCCATCGCGTACAGGTCGTGCGTGCCGACGTCCTTGACGCGGTCGAGCCGCTGGATCACCCGGCGGATCGTCGCGTAGGACAAGGACTTCAGCTCCACCTCGAGCAGCTCCTCCCAGCCGGGGATCGGGAACCGGTGGGTCTGGTTCGCCTCGAGAGCGGCCGCGCGCTCCTTCATGCGCTCCGCGAGAGAACCGCCTGTCGGCATCTCGGTGCGCCGCTCGATGACCTCTTCCTCGATCTCTTCGATCACTTGACTCTCCTTCGACTTGACTTCCTGCCCATAAAGACAGGGGTGTGCAATGTGGCCAGGTTAGGCCCGTGGCCCCCGGTGATAGCCGTACGGAATCCCCGGGACGAACAGCAGGATGATCCCGATGACGATGAGGAGAATCCCCAGCGTGGCGTTCAGGAGCAGCCAGACGATGACGCCGATGAGGATGAGCGCGAGGGCCACCTAGACCGCCTGCTCATCGCAGGACACGACGAGCTGGTAGAGCGCCGCGCTCGACGCCTCGGAGTCCACGTCCGGCAGCTTCACCGACTTCATCACGCCCTGGATGGTGTGGGCCGACCGGCCCTGGACGGGCAGCCGGTCGGAGCCGAGGAACGAGTACGCCACCTTGATGTAGAGGTTGCCCGTCCGGTTCTCGAGGAACTTGTGCTTGTTCAGCACGACGTCGGTCAGCTGGATCGACGCCGTGCAGTCGTCGCGCTCGCCAGGGCCACCGAGAGCCTTCTGCCTGCCCATGCCGCCGGGGCGGGTCTTCGCGTCGCTGGCTTCGAGAGTCGCGCCTTCGGCGGACTTCCAGGAGTCGAACAGAGGCGTCCAAGCGCCCGACTCGCCTTCCCGGTAGCTGAGCCGAATGTCGGCCTGGTCTTCTCTGATGTACGGCACTGTTCCTCCTAGACCGAGACGCGGCCGGTGATGGGGACGTGGACGAGGTCGATCAGGACCCGCTTGGCGTGGATGGTCAGCCGGGCCTCGCAGACCGCGTACAGCTCGCCCTGGGCGATCGTGTCCTCCGTGTTGACGGAAGCGCCGACCTCGACGTTGAACGCCTCAGACGGCTCGAGCCCGAACAGGCCGTTGACGGCCCAGAGGTCCAGCAGGATCACTTCCAGGTCGGTCTGGAGGGACCGGGCGAGGCGACCTTGGCCGTCGATCGGCTTGAACATGTAGTTCTCGCCGGTGGCCTTCGCACGCGCGCCGATCCACATGCGGGTCCGGGAGCAGTTGAACTGCCAGAACGGGTCCGACTCGGCATCGGCCTGCGGGATGCCGGTCTGGAAGCCGTAGTTCTGGAGGAGGCCGTTCTTGCTGGCGAACGTGTTGCAGCCAGCGTTCAGCAAGGCCACCCGGTCGGCGTCTGAGACCGGCACCGTGAAGCCGGTGGCGTACTGAAGCGGGAAGTCCCGGCCAGCCGCCGCGCGGTTCGGGTTGCCGAGAGCGTCAGCGCGCGCGCAGAGCGCCGCGATCGAGGAAGACGCCGGGATGCTGCGAGCCGTGCCGCCGGAGATACCGGCCGGAGCGGGGACGGTGACCCACGGGCCGAACAGGGCGCCGTAGGAAGGGTCGTCCAGAGCAGCCACGACGTCGGCGAGCGTGTCCATCTCGGCGATCGTGTCGTCGACGTTGACGTCGAACAGCGCCACGCGGCCGTACGCCTCGGCGTGGTTCTGCATCGCCTGGTAGAGCGCGTCGCCCTGAGTGGTGCCGATCACCGCGAGCTGGCCGGAACCGAGCCCGTCGTGGAAAAGGGCGAGGGCCGCCGTGTACGTCCCGGCCGTCGTGTGGCGGGCCGTATACGCCTTGCGGCCGCCCTCGCGGAAGTAGTTGTCGAGGTAGTCGTACGCCTCGGCGTTGGCGACGGCCCGGGCGCCGTGAACGGCGACGAAGTCGGCCAGCGACCGGCACTCGACGGCCGCGAGCAGAGTCCCGCTGCCGCCTTCGCCGTCCCAGGCAAGGAACAGCGTGTCGGTGTCAATGGGAAAGCCACTGGTGGGCGGCGCGATGCGGTTGCGGACTTCGACTCCAAGCGACATTCAGTTCAGCTCCCTGGCTCCTGGGTGATCGGCACTCCGGTTGTCGAGACAACGACTCGGCTGACCGTGACCGGGTCGGTGTACTCCTCGTCCGGGTTGCCCTCCGGATCGGGGTCGTCGTAGACGGGATCGACCTGCATTGGACCAACACCGCCGGTCAGAACGTCGTCGACGACCACGACGAACTCGTTGACTCCAGCGGCCAGCCAGCGCCCCGAATCGGTCTGATCCGCTAGCGGGGCAAGGTTGCCTCGCTGGAACCTGACCTCCTGGGCAAACTCGCCCAGGTCCTGCTGGTGGACCAGAACGCGGCGCACGCAACCGGAGAACAGAGCGGCCAGCTTCCTGGTCTCCGGGGGCGTCCTGCCGCGAACCACGCTCGACACGATCACCTGGAAGCTGACCGTGTGGACGCCGCCGCCGAATCGCTCGACCTCGGACGTCCGGGCTGTAGTGACGATGATCGCGGGAAGCTGATGGTCGGGGAACTCGTCGTCCTCGAGCGTGTTCACGTAGCTCGCCGCGACAGGCCGGGCGAGCGTGCGGACCGTGAGGCCGCGCTCGCGCTCGAGCCGAGTCAAGTACGACGGCAGCCACTTCTTCAACGTGGCGATCACGGCTTCGTCGACGTCGGTCTCGACAAGCAGCTCGCCCCAGTTGGCGACGGGGCCGATCACTCCGCGGGCTCCACCATGTAGTCGAGAATCAGCTCGGCGATCCTCTTCGTGGTCTTCGGCTGAAGGACGAGGACAGCGGACGGCTTGTACGTCCGGCGGTCGCCGCGGATCTGGCCGATGGGCATGTCCTCGCGGCTCTTCGAGAGGAACTTCGCGTACCAGATCGACGTGCCGAACTCGGCACTGTCGTGGTGGACCTTGCGGATCGCGCCAGGCGCCAGCCGCTGGGTCAAGGACGCCTTCAAAGCGCCGCTGCGGACGTACTTCGGCCGGACCGACCTGAAGAGCTCCTTCTCGCCTGCCTCGAGCATGTCGAACACGTCGTCGAACGCCGGAGCGACATTCGTGATCCGCTCGGCGACCTCATCGAACGCGTGGACCGTCTCCGCCAGGTCCAGGACCGTGATCTCGACGCGGGTGCGGGCCATCAGGTGTCAAGCCCCGAGACGATGTCTTCGGACAGGCGGCGGGAGCCGGTGAGCGTCGTGCCGATCGTCAACGTGCCGAAGGACCGGCCCTCCGTCAGGACCACCATCTCGTTGATCCCGGCCACCGCGTCGCGCAGCATCGCGCGCAGAGCCGCCAGGGCCTCGGCGTTCGAGTTCTCGCGGAAGAAGGACGTCTCGATCAGGATGGCCGCGTAGAGAGCGACAGCGTGCCGGATCGAGTCGATTTCGGTGTCCGGGATCGGCTTCCGCAGCATCGCGGTGACAGCGCCGTGAGACGTGCCGATCAGCGCCTCCACCTCGACGGCCGTCGGCCGGGTTGAGTCCGTGAAGATCGTCAAGTCCCCCGGGGCGGTGTCGCCGCCGAGACCACCGGACGAAGGGCCGACCGTGCGGGTCCGGAGCAGCAAGGAAACGTCAGCGACAGAAGGACGCTCGGCGTCCGCGAGGAGGACCTCCATCTCCTCGACGGCGTTGGTGTCCCCGTCGGACCAGACGACGTGGTACTGGTCGGGCGTGGCCGGGGCCAGGTCGTGCGTCCAGTAGGTCCCGTCGACGACCTCGAAGATGCCGGTGGTGCGCTCGGCGATCACGACGGCTTCTGTCTCCGGGTTGATGACGCTGAACGTGAGCGTCCCGACCAGGCCGGTAGGAGCGCCGGTAAGCGACGCCTCGAAATGCCTCTCTGCGTACGCCAGGATCATCGGAACCTCCGTGAAGGATCGCCGTGTCGCCGGACGATCATGTCCAGCCACCCTCGTGCGGGTAGCGGATGGATCGCTGCTCCCACTCGCCGGAGTAGCAGAGCATGAGCGTGGAGGGCGCGGTCGGCAGTGGGCCCTGGGCGATCAACTGCGCCGTCGATGAGGTCGTGGCGCTGCCGTGCTCGTTCGTGGCCGTGACTTCGCAGGACAGCAGCGTGCCGACGTCGAGCTGCACCAGCAGATGGTCCTCACTCGTCTCCCCGGCAATGTCGACCTTCGTGCCGGGCGTACCGGGATCGGCGCGCTGCCACTGGTACTCGTAGGTCTCCCCGCCCGGCGCCCACCAGCCGGTCGAGCAGTAGGCGGGCTGGCCGGACTCGTAGACGTCCGCGATAACGGAGGGAGCGCCCTGGATCTCAGGCGGGCCTGTGGGCGGCTCCGAATGCAGAACGACTTGGACGCCAGCCCCGGCCGTGTCGACGTTGGACGTGGCCTCCGGGCTGATCGACGTCCCGGAGAGCGTGCCGTAGACGGAGAGGACCTCGCCGGACTCGCCGGGCCGCAGCAGCGAAAGCATCGTGAGGCCCGCTGAGGGCGTCCAGATCAACTCGTTGGAGTAGTTCTGGTAGAAGGCGGCGACGACGGTGTCGCCGACCTCGCCCGTGGCAGTCCCGGCCGTCCTGGGCTGCTCGTGAGGGAAGACCGTGTGGGCGTCCGCGTAGTCGCCGACGTTGATCACGCCAGCCGCCCGAAACTCGTGGACCTGGGCGGTCTTCTCGCCGTAGACAGCAGCCACATGATCGAAGGTGATCGTGTCGGTTGCCAGCAGCTCCGTCTCGACCAGGCAGGTGAGGATGGTGGTCACGGCCGTGTCGAGCAGCTCGTCCTCGTCCCCGGCGAAGACCCACGTGTTGCCCTTGCTGTCCGTGACGGACGCCTCGCCGTGGTCGACGTGCTTCGTCAAGATTGCGACCAGCAACGAGCCGGGAGTGACGGACGGCCGCTGGACCGGGATCGACACCGTGCCGGAAGCGGCGATCTCGACCTCGCCGACCATGCGCTGGTAACGGATCACCTGGGGTCCGCCGTCCCACGCTCGTCGGAGCCAATGTCGCTGCCAGGGCCGATCGGCCTCGTCTGGCGGGCGTAGTCCTTCGTGACGCCGTGCATCTGAGGGCCCGGAGCGGGGATCGCGTTCTCGAGGATCGTGCCCGGAGCCAGGTTGAGGTTCGCGCCCTCGCCGAGCGTCCCGCCGCCCTTGAAGGGGATCGTGGCGACCTTCTGATTGCCAGCGCCGGGGCAGGGACCGGCGTCATTCAGGTCTCCCGCGGGCTGAGGGATCGCGGTGTTGTACGTGTAGACCGCCATCTGCGCCGCGTAGGCGCAGGTGTCGAAGACGATGGGCGCGATGTTCCCGTGCATCTCCCAGGTGTCGTACGCCGGGTCTGATGCGGGCTGGTCGTTCTCGTGGATCGAGAACTGCCGCTGCGACGAGTTGTTGAGCAGCTTCGTGTTCGGCGGCACCGTCGAGAACCCGATGCCGGTGCCGTTGATCACGCCGGTCGGGCTGGTCGGAGCGGCGAACTGGTTGTTGATGAAGCTCAGGTCACTGACGGGCCCGGAGTTGTCCTGCACGAAGACGTTGTAGATCGAGCAGTTGTAGAACTTCACGCGCTGGAGGAGGACGTTCTCGCCCGCGAAGATCGCCAGGCACTCCGTGTGGCATGCCTCGAGGTCGAAGCTCTGGACGTCATGGAGCACGAGGTCCTCGATGACGATGTTCGACGGGTTGACCTCTCCAGCGACGTTGCGGATCGAGTTGTTGCCGCCGCCGTAGGCACCGCCGCACGCCGAGGCCGGGCCGTACTCCCCTCTGCGGATCGTGACGTTCGTCGCGTTGAAGATGTTGAAGTTGCGTCCGCTCAGGCCGTCGACCTTCACGTCGTTGACCGGAGGGTGTGGCGGCTCGCCTATGTCGATCTCGCGGATGAGGACGTCGTTGTTGTTCAAGCGGAAGTCGCGCAGCTCGATCTTCGAGCGGTACACGTTGATCGAGCCGACGTAGACCGTCTCGTCGTCGGCAGGCCGGAAGACCACCCGGTTCCCGGTCGTGATGTTCTTGCCGACGATGTTCTGCACCGGGTAGCTCCCGGCCTTGACCTTGACCGTGTCGCCTGCCTCAGCGGCCTGGTAGGCCGCTGTGAAGGTCGCGCACGCGTCACCGTCTTCGTACGTGTCGGCAATGGCCTGGCGGACGCAATCGCCGCCGTTCGCGTCGATCCAGAGGTTCGCCTTGCCTGGGTCCGGGTCGCCAGTGGACGTCGCCACGATGGCCGCGACCGTCGCCGTGACGGCGACAAGACCTCCCGCCGTGAATCGACGGAGCCTGCGGCCAGGCGTCGGAGTCAAGGGGTCTCCGCCGTCGGCACCCACATATCGATGCCGTCGATCGCCCCGTCAGGGGGACCGACAGGCGGAGACTCAGGGCCGATCCACATGGCGGCCGCGGCTGCCGTGTCGTCCGGGCGTGCGGGCCACGAGTCGCCGTCGTGGATGATCACGGCCATCATCCCGGTGACGATGGAGCCTTCTGACGAACCGGGAGGACCTTCGGGGCCTTCGGGGCCTGTCGGACCGGCCGGGCCTTGAGGGCCCTGCGGCCCCTGGGGGCCTGTGGGACCCGCTTCGTCATTCGGCCAGGTCGCTGACATCAGAGCGCGTAGTTGAGGCTGTCCAAAGCCGCCCACTGGCCGTTGCTAAGGCCCGCGGGGAACGTGATCGTGCCGTCCGTGTTGACATTGCAGCTCAACGCCCCGGCCTGGGTGATCACCAAGCCGCGCCTGACCGCAGACGGCCGGGCAGCGACCGGGACGGTGCAGAGGACGCCCGTGTTGTCGAGCTCGGCACCGGCCACCGCCAGGCCGCGCCCACGGACGATCCCTTCGCTGCTGACGAGCACCTGGCAGGTCGCGTGGAACGGGCTGCCCAGCGACGTTGACAAGCCCAAGGTCACGCCGGTCCAATCAAGGATCGGCGAGCCGCCTGCGCCCCCTCCAGAGCCTCCTCCGAGCCGAGTCAAGCTCATAGCTGGGTCACGCTGTACTTGGGTGTACCGGCCGAGATCAGCTTCACCGCGTCGATCTGCGGATGCCCGTGGACCTCACGAGCCGTGTAGCCGCCGGTGAGCGGAACCTCGTACGTCGTGGCGCCCGCCACTGTGGGCGTGGTGCCGTCGACGGTGAAATAGACGGCTGCCGTGCCGTCCGTGACGACCTCGACAGTCGAAGCCGACCCGTCAAGGTCGACCGTGTCCACGGTGGACGCCACCAACGTCTTGGCGTACGCGCCACGCTGCCCGGCGCTCAGGGTGTATGTCGCCATCAGGGCCTCCGGAAAGGAAGGCGGGCCACCCGAAGGTGGCCCGCTCTACCTAGCTCTTGGCCTTGTCGGCGGGCTTGGGCTTCGCGGCCGACTTCCGCTCGGGCGCCGGAGAGCCCATCGCGGTGTGGACGCCGCCGAGCTTGCCGGGGCGACCGGACTCGTCGCCGTGGGCAGCCGTCACGGACGACTCGCGGACGTCCTCCGACTCGACGAACGCGCCGAGCGAATCGCCGCGCTTCGCCTCCTCGTCGGAGAGCTCCACCTCGTCGTGGCGGTTGTGGATCGTGCCGTCCGCCTCCGTGTAGTAGGAGAACAGGATGGTGCGCTTGGGCATGGGTTCTCGTTCTCCCTGACTAGGCGTTGTGGCCGGTGGTCTCGAGGATGGCGAACGGGTCCGTCACGTAGACGATCGGGAGCACGAACGACTGGTACCAGTTCTGCTGGCGACCCTCGGGGTCGCGCCACGTCTCCGTGGAGAGCGGGACCTCGTAGCCGAGCTCGCCGACCTGACGGGCAGCCAGCCACTTGACCGTGCCAGCCGTCTGGCGGTTCGTGACCCAGATGGTCGTGATGCCGGACGCGGCGAGCACCGCGCGGAACGCCCCGGCCGACCCGTAGGCCAGGAGGCCGTTCCGCCACTCCTGCGGGTTCATGATCGCCGTGTTGTACGAGTAGCCCAGCTCGAGCGTCTCGTTGGCCTTCTCGACCTGCGTGACGTCGGCCAGCGGGCCGATGGTCGCGACGCGCGCGTCCATCGTGGTGGCCGCGTCGTCGCCCCAGCTCGTGCCGCTGGCGGTGCGGCTGTGCTCCGTGATCGCCGCGTCGAGCTCGGCGAGAGCCCGCTGCTGCGTCTTGCGCTGGATCGTGTTGGCGAGCTGGAGGATCGCCCGGTTGACCCGGCCGATGTTGTTGCGCCGACGGGCCTCGTCGGTGATCGGGAACTTGCCGCCGAACTTCTCGACCTGCGCGGTGCGCGGGGCGGAGCGGTCGAACGTCACGACCGGGAACTCGTCCCCGGGCTGGACGCGTGACACGTCGCGCTGCGCGAACAGGTCGTTCTCTGTGGCCTGCTCGAACGACACCGCCCCGCCCTGGATGTTGCCAGCGGGCGAGAAGATGAAGTCGATGTAGTAGCGCCGCAGAGCCAGGTTCTGGATCAGGCGGGTGATGATCGCCGGACGCTGCGCGAGCAGGTCCACCGTCACCGTCCCGGCACCCGCGCTGTACGTCGGCGTGGGGTACGGGAGACCGATGTTGTCGTCGAGGTTGAGCGGCACGCCGGAAGCGCGCAGCTCGGCGGTCTTGGCGGACCAGGTGGTCTCGAGCTCGGCCTTCAGCTCGAGGAGTCCGGCGATCTTGTGCATGGGGTTCATGTTGGAGGAGTCCTCAGTGTCTTTCCGGCGCGAGCGCCCTAGAAGAGCTTGACCTCGACGAGTTCACCGTCGGCCGCGGTGTTCAGCGCGTAGCCGAGGGCGTTGTTCGCCTCGGAAGCGGCTGACGTCCACGTGACGGCCTCACCGGCGGCGTCGGACATGACCTTCTGGCCAGCAGTGACAGCGCCACCGGCGACCACCGGGACGATGCGGCCGGGCGTGCCGTACACGCCGCCGAGCGAACCGGAAGCGACGTCGTACTTGGCGACGCCGAACGCGATCTGACCAGCACCGCAGGTCGCCATCGAGTAGACGTTGTCCGTCACGTCGGTGACGCCGGTCTCGACACCGCCACCTGTGCGGTTGCCGCTGATCTTCACGAAACGGCCACCGAGGACGTCGGCCGTCGCCTTGAAGGTGACGTCACTTTCCTCGAAGACCAGGGTGGTCGGGTTGCTGTAGGCCACGGCTTAGTTCTCCTCCTGGAGGATCAGGTCACGGGTTGAGGCGGTGGAACCGCCTCGGGGAAGTTCTCCGCGAGGAAGCTGTTCGCCAGCTCATCGTCCGTCGGGCCCTGCGGGGCCGGAGGCCGAGGCCCCTGGTGCAGGTCGACAACGGGCGCCACGGGGTAAGGCCCTGTGGGCGCGGGGGGAACGGGTGCGGGAGGAGGCGTCGCGCCCCCGAAGAGCTCAACGCCATACAGGGCCTTCGCGGCCTCGATCCGGTCGTTGAGGTTGGTCGGCGTGTGGGTGTGCTCGTCGTACTGAACGCCGTCGAGGAGCCGGAGCGCCGCCTGCGCCTTGGGACCGACGACGCCCTGACCGGCCAGGGCGTTGAGCGTGTGCGCTTCACGCGCGAGTCGGACGCCTTCGGAGCGGGCATCGCGCCCCTCCTGGGCTTCACGGCGCAGGCGGTCCTGCTCCGATTCCTGCTCTTGCCGGAGACGAGTCGTCTCGGCCTCCGCTTCGCGGGCACGGCGCTCGGCGGCCTCGGCGCGGGCACGCTCGGCCTGAAGGGCACGAAGGCCCTCTTCGCGAAGCGGCTCGACGGGGGCGGGCGGAGGTGCGGGCTGTTGGACCGGGACCGGGGCGGGAGGAGGGTCGCCTTCCGCACCCGCGATCGGCGGGTAGAAGGATCGGAACTCCTCGAGCGTCATGTCTCGGACTCGCTTACGGGATCGCATCGCGCGGTCCTCCCTGCGGCATCGCGCCGCGTCGAAGTTGCCCACAAAGGGACGGGTCTCCATATAGGGCAGGATGCGGCGACCTTCGGACGGAACGCTAAGACTCACTCTAAAAGTCCAAGCGCCTGGACTTCATTCGTCGTCTTCGTCCGGGTCGGGGGACGGGTCCGGAGGCATGGTCGTCGGCTCGTACGGATTGCCGCTCGCGTCGACGAAATGCGTGGTCTCCACATGCTCACGGATCAGCTTGTCGGCTTCCTTCACAGGCATGAGGCGCATCAGTGGACCACGTCCGCTTGGCCGAGAACGTCGTCAGGGACGTCCCCTTCGATGTGAGTGTCCTTGCCGGGGCCGAGCACCGTCAGAGCCGCCAGATACCAGTCGCGGTGGTCCTGGAGGTTCGGCGTGTCCTCCGTGCCGGGGAAGTGGGCGCCAGGGCCGACGGGGCCCTCGAGCTCGCGAAGCTCCGACAGCGGACCGGCGGTGCCGTCGATGGTGCCGTTCTCCCACAGCAGCTCGCCGATGCTGCCTTGCCACATGCCGATCATCCTGGTCTTCACGAGACCCTCCTCGACTGAACGTAGCCGTTCGACCAGCCGTCGTAGCGGCCGAGGACGTCGTCAGGGGTCTCGTCCTCTTGGACAAGGCTCCCCAGACCCTTGTCGACGTTCATCTTGCTGCCGTCGTAGGTAATCCGGCCGATCGGATCGCCGCCCACCTTCTGGAACTCCAAGGTCCACGCCATTAGGTCATCGCCTCCATCGGTTGCTCACCAGCGATCGTATCCGGAGCCGCGGCCGTGAGCATGTCCAGCCGGGCGATGATCGCCGCCCACTCCGAATCGGTGAACTCGGAGCGACCCAGCTCGAGTCGCGCGCGCAGCTCGCCAAGGTACGCCTTCGAGACTCGAGGCCTCAGATCGCCCTCCCGGATCACCTTGGTGCTCGGCTTGGCGCGGAGGCCAGGGTCGACACCGAAGCCAGCGCGCGCGGACGGCTTCAAGTCCTCGTGACCAGCCCAGTAGGTCGAGAACGGAGACCTGGGGACGTCGCGGTCAGCGCCCTCCGGCGTGAAGAACGTCATGCCGTGATCGAGCGGCTTGACCTGCCCGTCGCTGCCGACCTTCCAGTTGAACTGGTGGCGGTCGCGGTTCCGGATCAGGAAGTCCATGATGCCCAGCTCCCGGGCGCCGGGCAGGTCCAGGACGTGAGCGGCGTTCTCAGCCTCGTCGAACGTCCAGTCAGTGTGAGCCGCAAGGATCTCGGCGCGACGATCGAGCTCCTCAACGTCGGTGATCTTCGGCGGGCCGAGCTGGGCAAGGCCCCAGTCCTCGCCGACGTCACCGTCGATGAACGTGTGCAAGCTCCGGTTGTCGCCGACATCGATCGTGTGCGTGTCGAAGCCCAGGGCGTTCGAGACCACGTTCGCCAAGACCTCCCGGCGGGCCTCGCCGTCCCACTCGTGCCCCTTCAGGACACCCATCGTGCCGTCCGACAGCGTGACCCTCTTGACGCTCAAGCTCATCTGGCCTCCAGTCAGCTCCTCGCCATCCTCGTAGCCCGCGTAGAACGCCTTCGCCATCTCCTCGCGCTTCGCCGCGCCGGGACGGCCACCCGGGGCCTCCGGAGGCTTCGGGACGGCAGCGGGCGGCTTGGGAGGCTCGGGCTTGTCGGCCGTGTCGCTCTCGTCGATGTGGCGCGCGCGGACGTGAAGCCGGACGGTCCCGAACTCCTCGTCGGGGTGGTGGCTCTCCTCGCGCGAGACGATCTCGGTGATCTCGAGCTTGCCGGACATGAACCACTCGCGCTCGTGCGGGGTGTTGCTGATCGGAGCTACGTTCAAGCCGCGGCCGTTGGGCTCGACCTCGAACACCACGGTCGTGTCCCAGCCAGCCATCGCCTGGGCGTGGTTGGGCTTCTCCGTGAACGACGCGAAGTGCCGGAGGTCGTGCGTGTCGCCGACCTTCAGGTTCTCGATGTAGGCGTTCGAGTCCTCGTCGATGGCGCGGATGCCGCGGAACAGCGGCGGGCCGTCCGTCAGCTCCGGCGTGAGAGAGCCGTTCCGCATGGCGTCGATGGCCTGATTGAACTTCCCGGCCTCGAGCTCCTCGACGAACTTGTCCCTCGAGTCGGAGAGATCAACCCCGGCGCCAGTCCACCGAGCGACCATCTCGGCGATCTGGGCCTCGGTAGCGCCCTGGGCTGCGAACGCCTCGCGGTTGGCCTTGGCCTCCTCCGGGCTCTTCGGGAAGGCGAGTGAGTCGAGGTGGTGGCCGGGCCAATCGGGCTGACCGGGCTTGGGCGGATCGGACAACCCGAGCTCGGAGTTACTGAGCCCAGAGAGGTCGATACCAAGCTCGTCCGCGGCCTTCTTGGTCGACAGGCCGTTGGCGAGCGCCTCCTCCTTGGAAGAGCCGGTATCCGTGGTGCCGTCGGGGCGCGTGAAGGCCCAGCCATTCGCCTGCTTCGTGAGGCGACCGACCTCCGTGCCGTTCTTCGACACGGCGATCAACTGGCCCTTCTTCGAGCCTTCCTCGAGCGTGACGTCTTCCGGGCCGACGGTGGACGGGTCCGTGACTTCGGTGCGGCCACCGGTGACGATCTTCGAAGCGTCGATCCAGGTCTTGCGGCCGTTCGCTTCGACGTAGACCTTCTTGCCGTCCGGGGCGTAACGGATGAGACGGGCGTCGACCTCCTTCTTGCCGACGATCGCCCGGAAGGTGCCCTGATTGCCGGTGTTGGTCGTTGAGGGCAAGTTCGGGTCCGGCATGTCCGCGGACAGGTCGAGGTCCTTCTCGGCGTCCGTGCGGTCGTGATCGAACAGCAGGCCGAGCAGGAAGTTGCGGAACTCCTGGTCGTCCGACTCCCAGAGGTCCTTGGCCCAGTTCTGCTTGTAGAACAGCGACTGGAGGCCCATCGACAGAATCTCCGTCGACCGCGGATCGCCCGGGTCCTCGGGGATGAAGGCGCCCCTGGGGCCGTACCACTTGCTCGTGTAGTCGTCCGGGAACATGCCCGGGAAGTGGACCTCGTCGTCGCGGTAGCCCTTGCCGAGCCACTTCGGGTGCTCGCCGCGCTCGGCGATGCGCGCCGAGAAGAAGTCGGTGACGAGCCGGTGGATCTCCGGGTTGCGCTCTTCGACAGCGTGACCCAGCTCGTGCATCGTCACCGACTGGCTGCGGGACTGGATGCGGCGACCGTTCCACTCGCCGCGACCGCCACTGTGTTCGACGCCGACCCTGCCGACGTTCTTGATCCAGGTCTCCGGCAGCTTCGTCGCAGCGTGATGGACCTGACGTTCGATACGAGCGGTGGCGGGCTTGGTGTTGTTCAGCCGGGTCTCCATCGTGCCCTTCGGAGCCAGCTTGCGGCGACGCTGAAGCTCGTTCTTGAACACCCGGTCGCGAGTCTCCGCGAGCTCCTTCTTCGCGCGCCAAAGGCGCCCGCGAATGTCCTGGCCGGGGCGTTGGGCGTCGTCCCACTCGGTCTTCTGCTGAGAAGTCCAGTCCCTGGTCATCCTGACCCAGTCGGGGATGGACGGGTACGGGCCCATCTCCTCTTCCCACTGCATCTTCGCGAGCTCGGCCTCGTCGACCTCCTGCTGGGCAGCCTTCATCTCCGGGGTGTCCATCAGCTGCTGGTAGCGGAACTGGCCAGCCTGGACCACGTGATCGTGCGTGCGGAGCGGATTGCCGCGCGACCAGGGCTTGATGGCCTCGGCCTCGCGGACGGCCTCCTCGGCGTCCAGGCGAGCGTCGTGATCCGCTTCCGTCTCGAGCCCGTCGAGAGAAACGACGTCGTGGATGCCGCCGGGCTTCTGGACCCAGATGTCCCCGTTCTTCGAGGCGTAGTCGGCAGCGCGCTGATCGACGTTCAAGACCGTGAGCCAGCGGCCCTCCTTGTCAATGAGGATCGTGCCGGGAGCATGGCCGCTCTGATGGATTTGCGGCTTCGGCGGCGGCATGTTCGGGGCGGGCTCGAGGAACCCGGCGTGGAAGGTCCCCTGGGTGCCGTTGTCAAGGTCGACGACGACCTTCGAGCGCTTGTGCCTGATGGGACCTTCGCCTTCCCACTCCTCGTCGATGCGGTTGATCGTGCCGGACAGACTGGCCTTCGTCCGGACCCGCAGCCCGGGGTGAAGCTCGCCGATGGGAGCGCCAGTGGATGACAGCTCGAACACGGACGGGTCGATGTAGGACTCGAGGGCCTGCTCGCGCGTGTTGCCGAGGATCTTCGACACGTGCTCGCCGGTCCGCAGCTGCTGGAAGCGGGCCTCCTTGTCGTCCGTGGGAGCGTCGAAATCCTGAAGGAAGCGGCGGGCTTCGGCGGTAGCGAGGCGGGTCCGGAAGTCCTTCGCGGTGGCGCCGAAGGCGTTCGTCTTGAACCAGCCGTTGAGCCGCCTGTCGTTCACGCTCCAGAGGCGCTCGTTGCCCTGCTTGCCACGGAGGCGCTTCTTCAAGACCTTCGCCAGCTCGGCGTCCTCGAGCTCCAGCTTGTTGCGGACGCCTTCCTTGCCGATGAAGTCCAGGTAGACGACGTCGCCGCGGACTTTCACATGCCGCCGCTCGAGCGTCGTGGCGGCGTACGCGAAGACGTCGCCCTGCTTCTTCAAGGAGCCGGGGCGGAGCCCCATCTTGCGGACCAGCATCGCCACGGCGGCGGTGTCGGACTTCATCGCTTCGGCGGACAACTTCTCGTCGACCTCGCTGATGTGCTGGTCGAGGATGCGGACCCGGGCGAACTTGTCAGCGGCGCCCGCCTCCGAGAACTCGACCGACTGAATCCGCTGCCGCTTGCCCTTCCTGTCCCGGCCGATCACCTGGACAGGAGCTTCCGGATCGTCGGAGACGAAAACGTCCGTCCAGCCGGGCGGGATCTTCATGTTCGGCCCGAAGCGCTTCTCCTTGTCGTCGTCGCGCATCGGCCGCATCTTGGGCGGGACGTGGAGCAGGTCGAAGCCGATCTCGTCAAGGGCCGTCTTCAGCTGGGCACGGTTGCTCTGAGGGACCAGCCAGACGCCGCGGTCAGGGTCCCAGGTGCCGCCGAGACCCTTGAACAGGCCGGGGACGTCGACGAACCGGCCGCGGTCGTGGCCGGACCGGTCGCGAGGGTGCAGGGCCTCGAAGGCCGGGTTCTTGTCGACGTGATGACCGGCGACGCTGGGCATCAGGCGGCGGCCTTGGCCTTGCCGTTCTGAGACGCAGGCTCAGTGGGCTCAGGGCCAGGGAGGCCGCCGACAGCGAGGTTGCCGTCGTCCTGCTCGGAGACCGTGGCAGCCGGAGCGACCTCGCCGCCGCCCTGGAGCTCGAGCAGCTCCTTCTGGCGCTCCATCTCCTCGTCGCGGAGCTTCAGCATCCGCTTGATCTGCTGAGGCGAATACCCGGCTTCCTCCCACAGGATCTCCTGGGGAACGCCGATCGCCTGCTTCATCGTGAGCGACTGAGACAGGCTGATCGGGTCGCGCTTGCCGGGGTGGGCCCAGATGACTTCGGCGTCGTCCATCAGCGCGCGCACAGCGTCGTCGTCGGCGCCAGCGAAATCGGGCCGCATCACGGAACGCCACTTGAAGGCGAGGCGCATCGCTTCTTCGTGAGGCTCGCCGAAGTCGAGATGCTTGCGCTTGCAACGGAACTCCAGGCCGGTCTCCGCGGCGATCAAGGCGTCGCCGCTGATGTTCGCCAGCTTCGCGAGCAGGTAGTGAGGCGGCGTGCGGGTCTGGGCGGCGATGTGCTGGACCGCCATGTCCACCATCTCCACGTACTTGCCGAGGTCGGCAGCCGCCAGGTTGGACACCTTCACTTCCGGGTTCTCGAACGCCCACAGGCGGCTGACGGCAGCGCGGAGCTGGGCGGCGTTGGTGACTTCGCCGGTGATCGGGTCGCGAGGAAGCTGGATGCCTGTCAGGACCCGCTGAGGGAACGCCGCGAACTCGGAGGCGGTCATGCCGTCGAGGAAGAACTTGTTGGCGGCGTCGTTGAGCGCCACCGCGGGCTTCAGGTCAGAGACGCCGCCGGTGAGCATCTTCGGGTTGTTCTCGAGCGGGATCAGCATGACCTCGCCCAGCGGGTTGTCGTCGCTGGAGACGGGGTCTCCCCATTCGCCGGGCGCGATGTTGGCGGGGAGTTCGAGACCCAGGCCGACGATCATTTCGGCGTGCCGGTCCTGGCGCCAGGTGACGATCCGCTCCGGCAGGTACAGGACGCAGATGGCGTCGCCTGACGGCACGTCGATGTAGGTCTTGAGGCCAGCGAGCCTGTCACCGGTCGCTTCGTCGTGGATGACGATGCACTGGGACGGATGCTCGACAGTGATCATCGGCTCCGAGTCGGCGTCCTTGGGAGGGCCGACGAGCAGGTAGGCCGTGCCGAGCTTGATCGCTTCCGTGTGGGCCTTGAGGCTCTTCACGTCCATCTTGTTCGCCTGCCAGATCGCCCACGCCTCTTCGTCGGCTTCGTCTTCGCCGAAGCGGAAGCCGAGGATTTCAAGGCGTTCAGCGGCGACGTCGACCGTGAGAGAGCACCAGTTGGTCGCGAACTCCTCGAACTGCTCTCCGAACGCCTCGTCGAACTTCTCGGACGCGAACGACAGCCGGTGGTTGCCGTCGTAGTAGTCGTCGAACAGATCGATCTGTGGCCGACGCTCGGCGATGAGGCGAAGCATGTGGTCGCGCCATTGGGCGTCTGTCGGCATCAGCGTCCTCTCAGAAGAAGGCGGCGCCGCTCGGCGCGGGCTTGGAGGTCTTGAGTGTGACGGCGCGCTCGGCCAGCATCGCTAAGGCGACACAGGCGTCGATGCGTTCGAGGCTCTTGCGCTTGCTGATCTTCCAGCCACCTCGATCCGTCGGGGCGGACACGGCGGAGAGGCATTGGCGCCGGAACAGGGGGTCGCCGTCGTGGACAAGTCTCCGCTCGAGAATCAGCTCGTAGAGCTCGGTGGAGGCTTGCTCCATGCGCGCGGACTGCGGGAACTCGACCATTGGGAAGCCGCCGTCCAGCATGATCTCTGCGCTCTCTCTGAACTGCCACGGGTCGTACGCGATCTCCTGAAGGGCCTGATCGTGCTGCGCGTCGCCGATAAGGATGCCGCGAATGTCGGACACCCCGAACGTGGGGCCCATCTCCTCCGGCAGCAGGATTCGATGATGGACGTGCAGCTGGTTGCCGTGCCACTGGCCGGTGAGCAAGGCCGCTGAGTCCCTGCGGTAGCCGACGTCGACGGTCCTGACGGAGGGGAGCCGTGGGTCGTAGGCGGGGACGCCTTTGCACATGTCGAACTCGTACGGCTTGATCCAGGCTTCCTCCGACTCCGTCCACTGGTTCAGGTGGAGGCGGCGGAAGATCGACTCGGGCAGGCGGTGAGATTCGCGCTCGAGGTCCGGGGCTGTGATCCAGGACGACGGGTTCGCGGCCTGCCAGCCGTCCGGGTCGTGGACGGTGACGGTCTCCGGGGCCTCGTACCACTTGAACAGGAACGACGCCGAGCGCATCGCTTTGAGGCCGCCGTCCCGTTGGAGAGCCTTGCCGCGCTCGTACAGGTCGAAGCAGATCGACTGGCGGTCGAACCCGGCGGTGGTGATCGAGACGACGAGCGGGGCTTCGCGCGCGAGCTGGCCGGTCGTCAGGGCGTAGTACAGCTCCGGGTCCTTGTGGACGTGCAGCTCGTCGATGACGACGCCGGACGGGTTGAGGCCGTAGTTGGTGCCTGCGTCTGCGGCGAGGACTCGGAAGACGCCGTTGTTGCTCTTGCAGGTGATGACGTCCTTCTGGACGCTCAGGTAGTCCCGGAGCTTGGGTGAGGCTTCGACGAACTCGCGGGCCTGGTTGAAGACGATGCGGGCCTGGTCGCGGGACCCTGCGGCGACGTAGACCTCCGGGCCGTGCTCGCCGGAAGCCATGAGCATGTAGAGCGCGATCGCCGCGGAAAGCGTCGACTTGCCGTTCTTGCGGCTGATGCCGAGCAGGGCCTCCCGGTAGACGCGCTGGCCGTCGCCGTAGACCAGGAACAGCTCGTCCAGGAACTCTTTCTGCCAAGGCTCGAGGTTGAGCGCCTGGCCTGCCCATCTGCCCTTCGTCTGGACGACGTAGCTCTCCGCGAACTTCGCGACGCGAGCGCCTACCCCTTTATAAACCCGAGTTCGGTCGGGTGCCTCTAGCTCCACCGAAGTTGCCCTGAATGACCGGGGTGGGCGATTTGGGCGGGTTAGCCGACCACGGTGGCGTCGGTGTAGACCTGATCCACCTCATCACCGTCCGCGTCGGTGAGGATGACGGCGCCGAGACCCTCGTCGAGCTCCTTCTTCAAGGTGCGGGCGTGCAGTTCCGCGAGGCCGAGGCGCGTGCGGGCCACGGGTGTGAGCGCGTAGTGCTCCGCCATCTTGAGGAAGAGAGTGGTTGCGTCCTGTTCGATCTTGAGCGCAGGGTGAGGCCGCAGTTGTCCGACGGAGCCGCGGACGTAATGGCCGTCCTGGGCGAGAACGCGTTGGGCTTGGCGGATGCGGGCGTACTGGGTGCAGAGCTGCTCGAGCACTGGGACGTCGATGCGATCGACGATCCCGGTCTCGCAGAGCTTCACGACCGAGTCAGCCCAGAACTCCTTCGCTTCCGGCGGAAGATGCTCGGGAGGATCGGCGAGTTCTTGAAGATCGGGGCGACCGGCGACGAGAACGGGCGCAGGGAGCGGCCGCTTCGACGGGTTACCTTCGCGGATTCGCTGCTCGATCGGCGTTGGGGGCATTCCACGCATCGCGCGCTCCTCTCTGGCATCGCGCCAGGTCGGTGTTCATGTCGTCAGGGCCCTGAGTCGCTCAAGCTCTGCATCTCCGTGTGCCCGCTCCGCTAGCCATTGGGCTACCGCGGCGTTCGGCTCGCCGTCTTTGTCTGTGAGGGCCCGGCGAACGGTGCCGATCGCCAGGAGTTCGAGGTCGGCGCGGGCCTTCTCGACGTCCTGACGGAACTTGTCGTCCTCTTCCAGCCAGCCGCGGACGACGCTGACGTCGATGCCAGCATGCTGAGCGGCGAGCTCGTTCGACGCCCCGGCCCGGACAGCGACAAGGACGGCGTTGGCTGTGGACTGGTCGAGTCGAGACATAGAGAAGGCGCCCCGAAGGACGCCTTCTCAAAGTACGGCTATGGACGGACAGCTACGCCTTGGCGAGCTCCACGGCCTTCTCGAAGCTGGCGACGATCCGGGCGTGGTGGGACCGAGTCGCCGAGTTGCTCTCGCTGTCGTTGCGGGCGATGATGATGTTCACGGCGCCGTCGACGGAGTCGGCGTCGGGCATGTGCTGCCCCTCGTACGCGGGCTTCAGCGTCCCGAACACCTCCTCGAAGCCGCGGGCGACCAGCTTGATGGCCCCGGCGAAGATCGGGTCCTCGGCGAGCCAGTTGGTGTCGAGCTCCTCCGAGTTCGCGAGGTAGTGGTACAGCGCCTCGCCGTCGAGGGTCTCGATGGCGACGATCCCGGCCGAGCAGGCGGGGACGTCCGTGCAGGTCATCCCCGAGATCGTCTTGTCGAACTCCTCCTTGCTGGCCTCGGTCACATCGTCGCCGAACTCGTCGTGCTCGAGGACGATGTCGACGTTGAACCACGCGCCGCTGGCCCACTTCTCCTCGATGCGGGCGTGCTCCAGGCTGCGCTCGAGGGCCTCGAGCACGCTGGCGGGCTTCGTCCAGCCCTTGAACTTCGTGATGGTGCCGGTCATGCGGACTGCCTCCTACTGGTCGTTGTGCTGGTCATTGCGCTGCTCCGACGTCGGGTCGGTCAGGAACTCCAGGCCCTTGTCGGTGATCTTGTAGACGGCCTTGCGCTGGCCTCCCTGCGGGCCGCGGCTGTCGCGCTTCCACGTGATGGCGTGTTCGCGTTCGACGGCTTCGCGGAGCACGGAGCTGACGGTGCTGGTGCCGATCTTGGCGGTGGCCGAAATCGTCTCCCGGATCGCGTACGAGTGCTCGGCCAGGCTGTTGAGCACCTTCACGTACGAGGCGTCGCTGTGCGTCTTGGACTTCAGCTTCGGCTCGGGGACCGCGACGTGCAAGGCCGGGGCGTTGATCGGCGCGCTGCCTGCCAGACGGTCGAGGATCACCTGGGCCTTGTCAAGCTCCTCCTGGGCGACCGTAACCGTCACGGTCCAGTAGTCGACGGCCTCGCGCGCCTGGAGCTCCAAGGCGCCGAGGTCGGGCATGACCGGCGCGTGCTGCCGGTAGGTCGAGGCGAGCATGTCGAACTCGTCACTCATCCGGGTCCTCCTCGTCGAACAGCTTGGGTGTGGTCCGCTTCACGTCCGCGGGAGGCATCCATGTCTCGTCGCGGGCGCCCTTCGGGTTGTCGTGGCGAGGCTCGCCTTTCTGACTCTCGTGCCACTGGGCCTGGTAGTCCAAGCCCATATCGAGCAGCCAGTCGTTGATCGTGTCGTGGTTCATCTGGAAGATGCGATCGCCCGGCTGGACCTTGCGCGCGCCCTCCTCGATGAAGTGGTCGACGCCGCGGCCCATCTGACGGCCAGCGCGGGTGTGCATGTCCTTCGCCTCGTCGGGAATCTCGAAGCGCATGTGGTGCTCTTCCGACGCCACCATCGACATGAAGCAGGCGATCCCGTTCTTCTCCGCGGTCGCCATGAGGATCACGGCGTGCGTGGCCTCCATGCCGCCCCACTTGTGCTTCTTC